TAAAACAACAAAAGTAACAACTATTAAATATAAATAATTATGTAATAAACAAGCCTGAGCCCCCCCTATCGACTTATTTATAAGCGCTCATGGGAGAACGGTGGGTGGGGGTTCAAAAAATACACAAGTCATTTTATGTGAGGGGTGTAGTACAAGGAGGTGTAGATGTGGAAGAAGAAAAAGCAGACATACGTGAAAAAATAAGTGGACAAGAACTTATCGATAAAAATAAGAAAATTACTAAAGAAACAAACAAATTGAAAAAATTATTTAAAGAATTACCAGAAAATAAAAAGAAAATGGCAGAAAAACTAATTGAAAATGCTTCTTTTATGTCTATAACACTTGATGAACTTAAAGAGGATATAAAAATATATGGTGTAAAAGAAACATATGTAAATGGTAAAGATCAGTTTGGCTTTAAGGAATCAATAGAAAGTAAATCATATAATGTAATGGTAAAAAATTATATGAATATAATAAAACAATTAAATGATATGTTACCAGAAGATAAAAAAATAAATGAGGATGATGAATTTGAACGATTCAATGGTTCTCTATGACATATATTGAAGACTATTATCAATTTTTGCTTAAAAATCCAGATAGGGCTTGCTATAAAGTTTTAACTACATATAAGAAACTTGTAAAAGATTTATATAATCCAAAACAAGTTTCTTTTTTTAATGAAATAACAGAAGAAGAGGAAACACATACATATATATTTGATGAACAAAAAGGAAATAGACCAATAGAGTTTATTGAAAAATTTTGCAAGCATTCAAAAGGAAAATGGGCTGGAAAACCTGTCATATTGGAATTGTGGCAAAAAGCTTTTATTCAAGCGTTATTTGGTTTTATAGATAAAGAAACAGGGTTTAGAAAATACAAAAAAGGAATACTAGATGTTGGAAGAAAAAATGGTAAATCTACAATAGATGGCGGATTAGGTAATTATATGTTAACATCTGATGGTGAAGGAGGAGCGGAAGTTTATTCAGTAGCTACTAAAAAAGATCAAGCAAAAGTTGTTTGGGAAGAAGCTAAAAGAATGATTAAAAAAAGCCCTGTTTTAGCCAAAAGAGTAAGATGTTTGGTAAATGGTTTATTTTATGATAAAACAGAAAGTTTTTTCAAAGCACTTGCTTCTGATTCTAATTCACTGGATGGATTGAATGCTTATTTTGTAATATGTGATGAAGTACATGCATGGAAAGACAAGAATTTATTAGATGTCATGTATGATTCAATGTCTGCAAGAGAGCAACCTTTACTTTTAGAAACATCAACTATGGGAACTGTTAGAGAAAGTGTATTTGATAATGAATATGAATATGCTTCTGCAATAATAGACGGGTATGAAGGAAAGGAAAATGGAATTGTAGATGAAACAGTTTTAGCAGTAATATATGAACTTGACAGTCCAAATGAATGGCAAGATGAAAAGAAGTGGTACAAGGCTAATCCTGGACTAGGTACTATAAAGAATATCAAAGATTTGAGGGATAAAGTAAATAGGGCTAAAAATAATCCAACAGAGCTAGCCAATTTATTGTGTAAGGATTTTAATATTAGACAAAATGAACAAGATAAATGGTTGAAATTTGATATTGTAGAGAATAAAGATACATATGAAGTGGAAGATTTATTTGATACATATGCAGTTGGTGGAGTTGATTTATCAAGCACAACTGACTTGACGTGTGCAACATTGCTTATAGTGAAAGCGGGAAAGAAGTATGTATTGCAGCAATATTTTATACCTAGTGAAAGGCTAGAATTTAAAATAAAAGATGATAAAATTCCATATGATAAATGGGAAAAAAGAGGTCTTGTAACTGTGTGTGAAGGAGCAAAAGTCAATTATTCAGATGTAACACAGTGGTTTCTGAAAATGCATTATGAATTTGATATTTCCGCATTATGGATAGGATATGATCCGTGGAATACACAATATTGGGTCGAAGAAATGAAAGAACAAGGATTTGAAATGGTAGAAGTAAGGCAAGGTGCCAAGACAATGTCTAATCCAATGAAACAGCTAGAAGCGGATTTAATAGAGAAAAAAGTTAATTATAATAATAATCCCGTTTTAAAGTGGTGCTTGTGTAACACAGCGGTAAAGAGGGATGACAATGATAACATAAGACCGGTCAAAGGTCAAAAACAAAGAGCAAGGATAGATGGAGCAGTAAGTTTAATAATAGCTTACTGTGTTTTATTTGAAAAAATGAATGATTATTTAACACTACAGGAGGCATAGAATGAAGAAAGAAAAAAGAAGCTTATTTAACATGATATTTGGAAATAAGGTTCAACAAATGGTAAATGACAGCACATTAAAATTATTAAGCGGATATAATGCAACATATTCAAATGTATCAGATGAGATAGAAAAAAATATAATTGCAAAAGAATGTATTCATGTTATAGCTACTCATTGTGCAAAAATGATGCCTAAGCATTATCAACAAAATGGTGATGTCAAAAACCACATACAGGGAGCGATAGACTATATAATAAGTATTAAGCCAAATCCATATATGACCACATATGATTTTATATATAAAACTGTAAGTTTGTTGCTAGCACAAAATAATGAGTATATTTATATTGATATAGATAATAGTGGTAATTTAAGGGGATTATATCCATTAAATCCATTATTTTGCACTCTTGTAGAAAGCAATAATGAGATTTGGTTAAAATTTCAGTTTTTAGATGGAAATACATACTATGTGAGATATGATAGAGTAATTCATTTAAGAAACTTTTATGTGAAACATGATTTTTATGGAGAAACTAATGAAACACTAAAAGGAGCTTTAGAAACTCAAATAGTAGCAGATGATGGAATAAAAAATGCTATCAAAATAAGTGCATCGTTGAGAGGAGTTTTAAAAGCTTCGCAAGCTATGTTGAAAGATAAAGATATAGAAGAAATGAAAAATAAATTTGTTGAATCTTTATTATCAAGTACAAATGGAATAGGAGGATTAGATGCAAGACTAGACTTTAAAGAAATTAATTTGAATCCGGTTTTACTTAACAAAGAACAACTTTCAATGGTGAATGGGAATATATATGGTTATTTCATGATTTCGGAAGAAATCATAAAAAGTAAATATACTGCTGATGAGTGGAATGCTTTTTATGAAAGTGTATTAGAACCGAAAGCAATTCAAATGGGACAAGCTTTTACAAATGCTATCTTTTCAGAAAAAGCAATAAAAGCTGGACATAGAATTGAATTTTCTGTTAACCGAATAAAATATGCAAAAACTGAAACGAAAATAAGTCTTATTAAAGAAGCAGGAGCGTTAGGATTGTTAACAGTAGATGAAGGACGTGAAATATTAGATTTACCAGCAATTGGCGGAGAAGAAGGAAATAAAAGGTTACAGACTTTAAATGTAATAAATGCAAATTTAGCAGATGAATATCAAGGAGGTGGAAAAAGTGGAAAAAGCAATAAAGGAAATGAGAATTAGTGAATTGAGAGCATTACAAGAAGAAACAGACGATATGATAATTGAAGGATACGCAGCTGTATTTGAGCAAGAAACAGATTTGGGATGGTGCAAAGAAATTATAAGTAGAGATGCTTTTAATAATTGCAATATGTCTGATTGCGTATTTAAGTATAATCATAATGATAATTGCTTAATACTTGCAAGAACAAGAAATAAAAGTTTAGAACTATTAGTAGATGAAAAAGGGTTAAAAATAAGAGCTAAATTAATAGATACTACACAGAATAGAGACATATACAAAATGATACAAGCAGGATTACTTGATAAAATGAGTTTTGCATTTTCTGTTAGAAAACAAGAATGGGATTATGAAACAGACACAAGAAGAATCACTGAAATATCTCAATTATTTGATGTATCTGTAGTTGATGTTCCAGCTTATGACGGTACAGAAATATATGCAAGAAGCAAAGAAGTTTACGAAGAAGAAAAAAGAAAATATCAAGACTTTAAAAATGAAAAAGAAAAATTAAAATTATTGCTAAGTTTATAATCTCGATAAAAGAAGTGGTGGTAGAACTGCTTCTTTTTTGGTTGGTAGAAACCAAATAGAGATATTATAAAAAATGGTGGTAGAACTGTTAAAAAATAAAATAGGAGGATAAAAAAATGACTTTAAAAGAATTAAATGAAAAAAAAGAAGAATTAAGAAAAAGATTAGAAAATGCTAAACCAGAGGAATTAGCAGAAATTAGAAAAGAAATTGAAGCATTAAAAGATGTTGAGGTTGAAGAGGAAAAAGAAGAGTTAGATGAAAGAGGTTTATTAAAAGGAGCAATTGAAGATTTAGAAAAAAGAAGTATAAAACCTTCAAATGCAAAAATCATTGAAAAACCAAGCAAGGAGGAAAGAAAAGTGGAAGAAAAAGAAATGATAGAACAAAGAGCAAAAGATTTAAAAGAAGGAAAATCTGTAAAAATTGCTTTTGAGAATGAGGAACAAAGAAGTGTAACTGTATCTGGTGGAACAATATTAGTGCCAAAAAAATATAAAAACGAGATTTCAGAAGGTTTTAATGCAGTATCAGGAATTGTTGATATGTTAAATACTGTACCATTAAACGGAGGAGAATCTTATTCTGTAGCTTTTGAAAAAGGACAAGGAGAAGGAGACTATACCACAGAGGGTGGAGAATATAAAGATGTTGATGTTGAAACAGATTATGTTGAAACAGGTAGAGCAAAAATAACTTCATATATAGAAGTGACAAAAGAGGTTAAGAAATTACCAGCAGCAGCTTATTTAGCATTAATTTCAAAAAGAGTAACAAGCTCAATAAAGAAAAAAATTGGTGCACAAGCTATTGTTGGAGCAGGTACAGCAAACACTATTAAAGGAATTTATAATGCAGATGAAAAAGTATTACCAACAGGAGATGGAACAAGTGATATAACATTAACTGGAATAGATGCTGATACATTAAATGAAATAACATTTGCTTATGGAGGAAATGAAGATGTAGAAGCACCTCAAACATTAATATTATCTAAAGCCGACTTAAAGGAATTTGCAAAAGTAAAAACTACAGATGGAAAATTTGTATATAATATTACAAAAAATGGAGCTAGAGGAACAATATCTTATAAAGATGGAGGACTAGCTGTACCATTCGTTATCAACTCAGCTTGTAATTCTATTTCTGCAAAAGCTACAACAGCAGGGAAATATACAATGATATATGGTTCTTTAATGGACTTTGAATTACCTGTATTTTCTGATTTAGAAGTTCAAGAAAGTGCAGATTATCAATTTAAGAAAGGTATAATTTGTTATAGAGCTGATGCAATTGTTGGTGGAACAGTATCTAAATATAATGGATTTGTAAGAGTAAAAAAAGGTGCAGCTAGTGTATAAAGATTGGAGGCTATATGGAAGAGTTAATAAGACTAACAAAGCAGTCATTAAGTATAATTAGTTCAGCAACATTAAAAGATGATGAAATTGAATTACTTATAAAAGCAGGAATAGCAGATTTGAAAAGATTAGGAATAAATGCGTCAGACATGACGGAAGATAGTCTAATTCAATCTGCTATTATTATGTTTGTAAAATCTAATTTTGGAAATACAGACATAAAGGAAAAAGAATTAGCACAAAAAACATATAGCCTTTTGTGCAATAATTTAAGTTTAAGTTCTGAATACAAAATAAAAGAGGGGGGAGATAACAATGCGTGATATTAGTTGCAAGTTGTTATCTACAACTTCAAAAACAAATTCAATAGGTGTGCAAAAAGAAAAGACGGTTAAAGAAATTGAAATTCCAATCATAAAAGTTGAAGATGTTTATGAAAAAGAGTTCTATAGAGCTAATGAACAAGGATATAAGCCTACTTTAAGATTAAGAATTAGTAGTCTAAACTATGACGATCAAGAAGAACTTATATACATGAATAAAAAATATTCAATTATAAGAAAACAAGAGCCGACAGCAGACGAATTGATATTAATCTGTGAAAGGAAAGTAAAGAATGTCAAATAGTATAAAACCGGAACAATTAGAAGAAGAGATTATGAAATATTTGCAAGATTATGAAGAGGATATAGAAGATAGCGTAAAAGAAACTACTGATACTATAAGTAAACAAGCGGTACAAGAGTTAAAGGAAACATCTCCGAGAGGAAAAGGAACAAGAAAAAATCCGTATTACAAAGGTTGGACAAAACAAAAAGGAAAAGTAAGCAAAGGAAAATATACTGTAAAGATTCATAATAAAACAAATTATCAATTAACTCATCTTTTAGAGTTTGGACATGCCACTAGAAATGGTGGTAGAACTAAGGCTGAACCACATATAAGACCTGTTGAAGAAAAATATAATAAATTATATGAAGAAAAAATAACTACAGTAATTAAAAGGAGGTCTAAGAAATGACGTTAGAAGAACTAAAAACAAGGTGTGAAGAAAACAATATTCAATATGCATATGGAAAATTTAAAAAAGTAGTAGAACCTCCGCATTTAGTTGCAATAACAAGAGATACAGATAATTTTATGGCAGACAACATTGTTTATAATAAAAATACACCAATACAACTGGATTATACATTTATAGACAAAGATATAGAGACAGAAAATACAATTGAAAATATTATTCTAAGAGATGTTACTTGGAATAAAACAGAAGAAACTTATTTGGCAGATGAAGAAGTTTGGCAAGTAAGTTATTTTTTTGAAATTTAAAAAGAAAGAAGGAATTAAAAATGGCAGAAACTAAAAATAAAGTTAAGTTTGGATTGAGTAATGTATATATTGCTAAAATAACAGAAACAGAAGATGGAATAACATATGGAACACCATTTGCAATGCCAGGAGCAGTTGGGTTAAATTCAGACCCAGAAGGAGATACAACACCATTTTATGCTGATAATATAAAATATTATATTGCTACATCAAATCAAGGTTATACAGGAGATTTAGAGATTGCAATAACACCAGAGGAATTTTTAACACAAATTTTAGGACAAGCAAAAGATAAAAATGGAGCTTTAATTGAGAGTTCAGATGATATAACTGCAAGATTTGCTTTAATGGGAGAAATTGAAGGGGATGTAAAGAAAAGAAGATTTGTTTACTTTGATTGTACTGCAACTAGACCAAGTGCAGAAATGAACACAAATGAAGATAGCAAAGAACCACAAACAGACACAATTTCTATAACAATGTCACCAAGGAGTACAGATAAAGCAATAAAAGCAGTTATAGAACCAAGCGAAACAAATAAAGCAGTATATGATACATTCTTTAAAAAAGTATATGAAAAAGATGCTACTGGAGAAGTTTAGGAGGAAATTATGAAAACAATAGTAATAGATGGTAATAAATATAATATAGAATGTAATGCTCTAACTTATATTCAATATAAAAAGATATTTAATAAAGGTATTTTTGCTGATATGGATATAATTAAAGACTATTTGGTTAGGCAAACGCTTAAAGCAAAAGAATTAAAAGAAAAATATCCACAAATGTCAGAACAAGAAGTAGATGTACAAGTTGGAAATTACATGAATAATTATATAGACGAGTTTATTGAAGTAGTAACAAGAATTGCATATATTCTAATTTATTCTGCAAATGAAAAAATAGAAGAGTATGAAAATTGGTTAAGAAAGATAAAAAACTTTAAAATCGATGATGATTGGGTTGCTGAGGTAACGGAACTTGCCGTAGATTGCTTTTGTTGATAATGAGGTTAATGAACAATTAAGAGATGACTCTGGAAATAGTACAAAAATATTATTTCCAGAGCATTATTTTTTAGCTGCTTGTTTGAGAATAGGCTTGACTCTTAATGACTTAAAAATATTGACGTACATAGATGTTATGAAGATATTTTTATCAATTACAAATGAAACAGCAAAAAGCAATTCAATAAAAAAAGCAACACAAAGAGACATCGATAGATTGTTAGGATAGGAGGAAATTATGGCAGGG